GATCGAGGAGTCGACGGCGCTGGCCGAACTGATCGCTCCGGCGCGCTCGCGGGATTCGGGCAACACGATTCTGGCGAAGGAGTTTCGCGGCGGCGTGCTGGTGATGACGGGCGCGAACAGCGCCGTCGGCCTGCGCTCGATGCCGGTGCGGTATTTGTTCCTCGACGAGGTGGACGGCTACCCGCTGGACGTCGAGGGCGAAGGCGATGCGATCTCGCTGGCGGAGGCGCGCACGCGCACCTTCGCGCGGCGAAAAATCTTCATCGTCTCCACGCCGACGATCTCCGGCGCGTCGGCCATCGAGCGCGAATACGAGGCCAGCGACCAGCGTCGCTACTTCGTGCCATGCCCGCATTGCTCGCACCGGCAGTGGTTGCGCTTCGAACTGCTGCGCTGGGACAAGGGTGCGCCGGAGACGGCGGCCTACATCTGCGAGTCGTGCGACACCGCGATTGCCGAGCACCACAAGACGTGGATGCTCGAACACGGCGAGTGGCGGACGATGGCCGAAGGCACGGGCAAGACCACGGGCTTTCACCTGTCGAGCCTGTATTCGCCGGTGGGCTGGCGTGCGTGGCGCGACATCGCCGCCGCGTGGGAAGCCACCGTCAGCAAGGAATCCGGCTCGGCGGCAGCGATCAAGACCTTCAAGAACACCGAACTCGGTGAGACGTGGGTCGAGGAAGGCGAAACGCCCGACTGGCAGCGGCTGGTCGAGCGCCGCGAAGACTATCGGTTGGGTAGCGTGCCGATGGGCGGCTTGCTGCTGGTCGGCGGCGCGGACGTGCAGAAGGATCGCATCGAAGCATCCGTCTGGGCCTTCGGTCGCGGCAAGGAAGCGTGGCTGGTCGAGCACCGCGTGCTGATGGGCGATACCGCTCGTGAGCAGGTATGGAAGCAGCTGGCCGAGATGCTGGGCGAAACCTGGACGCACACCACGGACGCGGCGATGCCGCTGGCGCGCTTCGCACTCGACACCGGCTTTGCGACGCAGGAAGCCTACGCCTTCGTGCGCGCCAGCCGTGATGCGCGCGTGATGGCGGTCAAGGGTGCATCGCGTGGCGCGGCGCTGATCGGCACGCCGACGGCGGTCGACATGACACGCGACGGCAAGAAACTGCGCCGAGGCATCAAGGTGTTCACGGTCGCGGTTGGCATCGCCAAGCTGGAGCTTTACAACAACCTGCGCAAGGCGGCCAACGTCGGCGAGGACGGCGTCACCACTACGTATCCGGCTGGCTTCGTTCACCTGCCCAAGATCGACGCGGAGTTCATCCAGCAACTCTGTGCCGAACAACTGATCACCCGCCGCGACCGCAACGGCTTCCCGGTGCGCGAGTGGCAAAAGATGCGAGAGCGCAACGAGGCGCTCGACTGCTACGTCTACGCCCGTGCCGCCGCTGCGGCGGCAGGGCTGGATCGCTTCGAGGAGCGCCACTGGCGAGAACTGGAGCGGCAACTCGGCGTGGCGAGGCCGCCCGACGAGCCTCCACCCCCACAAGACTCCGATTCGAACGAGGCCACCCATCGCGGTGGCCTCGCCGCTTCTGGAACCCGAAACACCGGTCGGCGCGTGATCAAGAGCCGCTGGCTGACGTGATGAGGACAACGTGACCTACACCCTCGAACAGCTGGACGCGCTCAAGCGTGCGCTGGCCACTGGCGAACGCCGCGTCACTTTCGGCGACAAGACGGTCGAGTACCGCTCGATCGACGAACTGCGTGCCGCCATCCGCGCCGTGGAGTCCGAACTGGCACGCGGCGCCGGCGCGGCGTCCAAGCGTCAGATTCGCGTCACGACCGCCAAGGGTTTCTGATGGCCTGGTTCTCGCGCATCAAGCACCGCCTGTTCGGCACGACGCCAACCTACGACGGCATCGGCGGCGGTCGCCGTGCGCTTGCCTGGCAAGTCGGCAACCCCGGCGCGGTGGCGGCGCTCGCCTTCACCCAGAACGAGCTGCGCGCCAAGAGCCGCGACCTGGTGCGGCGCAACGCCTGGGCGGCCGCTGGTGTCGAGGCCTTCGTCGCCAACGCCATCGGCACCGGCATCAAGCCCCAGTCGATGGTGGCGGACAACGCTCTGCGTGAGGTTATCCACGCACTGTGGTGGGACTGGTGCGAGGAGGCCGACGCGGCAGGACTCACCGATTTCTATGGCCTGCAAGCGCTGGCCTGCCGGGCCATGCTCGAAGGCGGCGAATGCATCGTGCGCCTGCGCTGGCGCCGCCCCGAGGATGGCCTCGCGGTCGGCCTGCAACTGCAGCTGCTGGAGCCGGAGCACCTGCCGGCCACGCTGAACCGCGAGCTGGCCAATGGTCACGTGGTGCGCGCCGGCATCGAGTTCGACCGGCTCGGGCGGCGCGTGGCCTACCACCTCTACCGCTCGCACCCCGGTGACGGCAGCCTCGCGCCGATGTCGGGCACGGGCGGCATGGACACCGTGCGGGTGCCGGCGGACGAGGTCATTCATCTGTTCCGGCCGCTGCGCCCAGGGCAAATCCGGGGCGAGCCCTGGCTGGCCCGCGCCCTGGTGAAGCTCAACGAACTCGACCAGTACGACGACGCGGAACTGGTGCGCAAGAAGACGGCGGCGATGTTCGCCGGCTTCATCACAAGGCTTAGCCCCGAGGACAACCTGATGGGCGAAGGCTTGCCGGATGTCCAGGGCGCGGCGCTCGCCGGCCTCGAGCCCGGCACCCTGCAGATCTTGGAGCCCGGCGAGGACATCAAGTTCTCGCAGCCGGCAGACGTGGGATCGAGCTACGCCGAGTTCATGCGCCAGCAATTCCGGGCGGTGGCGGCCGCGATGGGCATCACCTACGAGATGCTCACCGGCGATCTCACGCAGGTGAACTACTCGTCCATCCGCGCGGGGCTGCTGGAGTTCCGCCGCCGCTGCGAGGCGATCCAGCACGGCGTGATCGTGCACCAGTTGTGCCGGCCCGTCTGGCGCGCATGGATGGAACAGGCGGTGCTGGAAGGCGCGCTGTCCTTGCCCGGCTTCGCGCGCCGCCGGCGCGAGTTCCTCGCCGCGAAGTGGATTCCGCAGGGCTGGCAGTGGGTCGATCCGAAGAAGGAGTTCGACGCGATGCTCACCGCCATCCGCGCCGGCCTCCTGTCCCGCTCCGAAGCGATCTCGGCCTTCGGCTACGACGCCGAGGACATCGACCGCGAGATCGCCGCCGACAACGCCCGCGCCGACGCGCTGGGCCTGAAGTTCGACTCCGATCCGCGCCATGACCGCGCGCCGGCCGCCGCGCCGGTCCGCGAACCCGAGGAAAACTGACATGCCCCTCTTTCATCTGGCGTCCCGCATCGTCGGGACGCCGCTGCTCATCGCCCGCGCGAAGCTCGACGTGATCCTGGCCGTACTGGGCTCGCGCATCGGCTTGCCGGAAATCGATACGGCACTGCCGTCGATTCCGTCCAAGTCGGCGGCTCCCGAGATCCCCGGCATCGCCGTGATCCCGATCCACGGCACCCTGGTGCGCCGCACGCTCGGACTGGAGGCGGCCTCCGGCCTGACCTCCTACGGTCAGATCGCCGCGCAGCTCGACGCCGCCGTGGCCGATCCACAGGTGGCCGGCATCCTGCTCGACATCGACTCTCCCGGCGGCGAGGCCGGCGGCGTGTTCGAACTCGCCGAGCGTGTGCGCGCCGCGACTCAGCAAAAACTCATCTGGGCCCACGCCAACGACGCGGCCTTCTCGGCGGCCTACGCCATCGGCTGTGCCGCCGAGCGGCTCACGCTGTCGCAGACGGCTGGTGTCGGTTCGATCGGCGTGATCGCCGTGCACGTCGATCAATCGGTCAAGGACGCCAAGGACGGCCTCGCCTACACCGCCCTCTACGCCGGCCACCACAAGAATGACTTCACGCCGCACGAGCCCCTCTCGCCGCAGGCCGCCACCGCCCTGCAGAACGAGGTGGACCGCCTCTACGGAATCTTCGTCGCGCAGGTCGCGCGGATGCGCGGCCTCGACGAGGCGCAGGTGCGGGCCACCGAGGCGGATCTCCTCTTCGGCGAGCAGGCCGTGACCGCCAGCCTCGCGGATGCGGTGACCAGCTTCGACGCCGTGCTCGGTGAGTTTGCCGAAGCGCTGCGTGCCAAGGGTGCCCTAGCGCACCGACCCACCACCCCGCTGCGGGGTGGTCGTCCTTCTTCCTCCCGTCGACTGCACAAGGAGCACACGATGCACGAACACGACCCGAACCTCGATCCCGAGCCGATCCATGCCGATGCCGGCCAGCCGCCGACAGGCGGTGAGGCTCCGGCCACCAAGCAAGACGCCCCGCCGCAGGAGCAAGCCTCCGTGCACGAGGACGCACTGGCGATTGCCGAGCTTTGCCTGCTGGCCGGCACACCCGAGCGCACCGCCGAATTCCTCGCCCAAGGCCTGAATGCACAGCAGGTGCGCCGCACCTTGCTCGACGCGCGAGCCGCTCAGCCCGAGATCGCTTCGCGCATCACGCCCGAATCGGCCACCACCAGCCGGCCCGAGGCCAGCCCGGTCATCGCCGCAGTCAAGAAGCTCACCAACCCTAACCACTTCTCTGGGGAGTAAGTCATGCCCGCGATTCAAGAACCCAACAACCTGGGCGATCTGCTCAAGTACGAGGCGCCCAATCTCTATTCCCGAGATGTCGCCACCGTCGCGGCGGGCCAGAACCTCGTGCTCGGCACCGTGGTCGGCCGCGAGACCGCCACGGCCAAGCTCAAAGCGCTCGACCCGATCGCCACCGACGGCACCGCGGTCGCCGCAGGCGTCCTGGCCGTCGATACGGACGCGACTCTGACCGACCGTGACGACGCTTTGCTGATCGCCCGCCACGCCATCGTCGCCCGCTCGACGCTGGTCTGGCCCGCCGGCATCACCCCCGCCGAACAGGCCGCCGCCATCACCCAGCTGGAAACGCGCGGCGTGCTCGTCCGCACCAGCGCCTGACGAGGAACCATCACCATGCAAAACCCCTTTCACAATCCCGCGTTCTCGATGGCCGCGCTCACGGCCGCCATCAACATCCTGCCCAACCGCTACGGGCGGATGGAGGAGCTGAACCTGTTCCCGGCCAAGCCGGTGCGCACGCGCCAGATCCTCGTCGAGGAGATGAACGGCGTGCTGAACCTGCTGCCGACCCTGCCGCCCGGTTCGCCCGGCACCGTCGGCCGGCGCGGCAAGCGCAAGCTGCGCTCCTTCGTGATCCCGCACATCCCGCACGACGACGTGGTGCTGCCCGAGGAGGTCCAGGGCATCCGCGCCTTCGGCTCGGAGACCGAGACCGAAGCCGTCGCGGGCGTCATCGCTCGCCACCTGGAGACCATGCGCAACAAACACGCGATCACACTGGAGCACCTGCGCATGGGCGCGCTCAAAGGCGTGATCCTGGATGCCGATGGCTCCACGCTCTACGACCTGTTCGCCGAGTTCGACATCACGCCGCAGACCATCGCCTACGACCTCGGCAATGCCGGCACCAATGTGAAGGCGAAATGCCTGGCGACCCTGGCGGCGATCGAGGACAACCTCAAGGGCGAGTTCATGAGCGCCGTCCATTGCCTGTGCTCGCCCGAGTTCTTCGCGGCGCTGACCGGCCACGCCAAGGTCGAGAAGGCCTTCGAGAACTGGCAGCAGGGCGCGGTGCTCATCAACGACGTGCGGCGCGGCTTCACCTACGCCGGCATCACCTTCGAGGAGTATCGCGGCCAGGCCACCGACGCGGACGGCAACGCGCGGCGCTTCATCGCCGCCGGCGAGGCCCACGCCTTCCCGATGGGCACGGTCGACACCTTCGGCAGCTACTTCGCCCCGGCCGACTTCAACGAGACGGTGAACACCCTGGGCCAGCCGCTCTACGCCAAGCAGGAACCGCGCAAGTTCGACCGGGGCACCGACCTGCACACGCAGTCGAACCCGCTGCCCATGTGCCACCGCCCGGGCGTGCTGGTGAAGCTGACTGTCTGATGGTGCGCATCGAGGACCTGTATGCGGCGGCCGCGAACGCGGGGCTGTTGGTGGAGGCCGAGGTCGGCGGGCAGATCGTCATGGTGGACTTCCGCGCCCCGGACGAGACCGTGTTCGACGGCCTCGCGCTCTCCACCGACTACACGATGCGCTTCCCCGCCTCGGCGCTACCCGATCTGGCCGTGGGCCAGATCGTGAGCATCGGCGGCGCGAGCTACCGCGTGCGCGACCTACGCGCCATCGGCGACGGCAGCGAACGCCGCGCCGACCTGTCACGCGAGTAAGACGCCATGAACTCGATCCGCGAACGCATCCTGCGCGAGTTGGTCACCCGCTGCGCGGCGACCGTCGCACCCGCGCCGTTGCTGCGTTTCCCGACCATCCCGGTCACGCGGGAGGCCAGCCCCGCGCTGCTGCTATTCGTCGAAGGCGACACGATCACCACCCATGCCAATGCCCTCGTCGACCGGCAACTGACCGTGCGACTCGTGGCGCTCGCACGCGGCGATGACGCCTTCGACACGGCCGACCGCCTGGTGGTCGCGGCCCATGCCGCGCTCATGGCCGACACCAACCTCGGCGGGCTCGCGCTCGGCCTGCGCGAGATCGATTGCGAGTGGGACGCCGAGGACGCCGATGCCGGCGCCGCCGCGATCCCCGCCCGCTACGAGATCCGCTACCGGACGCTGGCCGCCGATCTCACCCGACACGGATAGACCCATGACCCTGGAACTCATCAAACCCCACACCCATGCGGGGCGCTTGTACGCGCCCGGCGAACGGCTCGACCTCGACGAGGCCACGGCCCGTTGGCTGATCGAACAGGGCGCCGCCCGAGCAACCGACGCGACGCCCGACGCTTCCCCCAAGACCCGTAAAGGAGACTGACCATGCCCTATTTCTCCGGACAGGGGCGCGTCTACATCGGCGCCCGTGACACGACCGGCAACCCGCTGGGCCTCAACTACGTCGGCAACGTGCCCGAGCTCAAGGTATCGCTGTCGGTCGAAACCCTGGAGCACCAGGAATCGACCAGCGGCCAGCGCCTCACCGACCTGCAGCTGATCAAGACCAAGAAGGGCGAGTTCGCCTGCACGCTGGAAGAACTCATCCCGTTGAACCTCTCGCTCGCCCTCTACGGCACGACCACCGAGCAGGTGAGCGGCACCGTGACCGCCGAGGCGCTGCCCAACCCGGTCACGGTCGGCAGTCTCTACCTGCTCGCCAAGCAGAACGTCTCCTCGGTCGTGGTGAAGGACTCCTCGGCCACGCCCAAGACGCTGCCCGCAGGCCAGTACAGCCTGAATGCCAAGCACGGCTCACTGGCGATCAACGATGCGACCACCGGCGGCCTCTACGTCGAACCCTTCAAGGTCGATTATTCCTACGGCACGGCGCAGAGCACCGCGATGTTCACCCAACCGTTGCCCGAGCGCTGGATTCGCTTCGAGGGGCTCAACACCGCTGACAGCAACCGCGAGGTGGTGATCGACCTCTACCGCGTGGCCATCAACCCGGCGCGCGAGCTATCGGTGATCACCGACGAGTTGCTCAAGTTCGAGTTGTCCGGCCAGGTGCTGGCCGACACGCTGAAGCCCGCCCAGGGCGACCTCGGCCAGTTCGGCCGCATCGTGCTGCTGTGAGGTCCGCTATGGACGATTTCGCGACCTTTCCGCCACAACCGCAGTCGCTGGAGATCGCCGGTGACACCCTGTCGCTCACGCCGATCCGCGTCGGTGAGGTACCGGCTCTCTTGGCCGCCATCAAACCGATCGCACCGCATCTGGTGAACGGCGATCCGGACTGGCTCGCACTGCTCACCGAGCACGGCGACGCCATCCTGGATGCCCTGGCCATCGCCGCCCGCCAGCCTCGCGAATGGGTGGAAGCGCTGTCCCTCGATGACGCGGTGCAGCTGGCGACGGCACTGTTCGAGGTGAACGTGGATTTTTTCGTGCAGCGGGTCGTGCCCGCGATCCAGAGCGCCGCCGCGCGCATCGACCGGAACGTTCGGGCGGCTGGGATGACGCCATCCACCGCCTGATCCACGCCGGCCACCACCTGCCCGACATCCTCAACTACACGCTGGCCCAGATGGAGGCCTTCCTCGAGGCGGAGCACCGCCGCAGCCGCGAACACCTCGGTCTGCTGCTCGTCGTGACCGCCGTCGCCAGTCAGGGCGACAAACGATCCGTCGAGCGGCTGCAACAGGAACTCGCCCGTGCGGATTGATCTTTCCACGAGCGGCCTGCTCGACCCGCGCGAGTTATCGGCCTGGTCCACGGCGCGTCGGCAAGCCATCCACGCTGCACTCGGACGCGGCATGCGAGCTGGCTCCCGCGAGGTGCGCGACGCGGCCCGCGCCCAGATGCGCAGCGCCTTCCAGGTCAAGCGGGCGAGCTTCATGTCCTCGATGCAGGCCAAGGTGCTCGACCGCAAGCCGGAGCACCTGCCCGCACTGCTGGTGGGCAGCCGCATCCCGTGGTTGGGCATCCACGAACGCGGCGGCACGGTCGCCGGCAATCTGCTGATCCCGCTGCTGCCGGGACGGATCGGCCCCAAGCGCTTCCGCCAGGTCATCGACAGCCTGATGCGCTCGGGCAACGCCTTCTTCGTCGAGAAGGACGGCCGCGTGCTGCTGATGGCCGAGAACATCCGCGAGAACGCCAGCGTGCTCGGACGGTTCAAGCGCGCCGAGCGCGGCCGTACCGGCGCCAAGCGCATCGCCCGCAGACAGGAAATCCCCATTGCCGTCCTGGTCCGGCGCGTCGACCTCAAGCGGCGCCTCGATCTGGCCGACTCCGTTCAACGCGCCTTGCCGCGCCTGGCGGGCGCCATCCAAAGAGAACTGGCTCGAAGCTGATGGCCAACAACCGCGCGCAAATCCTGATCAGCGCCGTCGACCAGACCCGGGGCGCGTTCGACTCGATCAAGCGCAACCTCGGCGACCTGGGCAACGCCGCCCGCTCGCTCAAGGGCGTGCTCGGTACGCTGGGCGTCGCCCTGTCGGCGGCGGGCCTCGGGGCGATGGTGAAGTCGGCCCTGGATTCGGCCGACGCCCTGTCCAAGCTGTCGCAACGCGTCGGCATCACGGTCGAGTCGCTGTCGCTGCTGATGCCGGCGGCCGAACTGTCCGGGGTGAGCGCCGAAAAGTTCGAGGGTGGGCTGCGTCGGCTCGCCGCCCGGATGCTGGAGGCGGCGACCGGATCTGTCGAGGCCGCGCGCAGCTTCGAGACGCTCGGTGTCGCGTTCCGCAACCAGGACGGCAGCCTGCGCGCCACCGATCAGGTCCTGCTGGACTTGGCCGACCGCTTCAAGGCGATGCCGGACGGCGCGGAGAAGACCGCGCTCGCCATGCAGATCTTCGGCAAGTCCGGCGCCGACCTGATTCCCTTCTTGAACCAGGGACGCGACGGCGTCGAGGCGCTGACGGCGGAGATGCAGGCGCTGGGCCTGCAGATCGGCGGCGACACCGCCGCCCAGGCCGAGGTCTTCAACGACGCTCTGGCCAAGGTGCGCATGGCGGTCGGGAGCATCGCCAACCGGGTCATCGATGCCTTCCTGCCGGCGATGAACCAGATGGCCGAGGGCATGGTCGAGTCGGCCAAGCAGGGCGGCACCCTGCGCCAGGTCCTCGACGGCATCGTCTACGTGCTGAAGCTCCTCGCCCTGGGCGCGGCGACCGTGGGCAAGGCCTTCGTCGCGCTCGGCGAGGCGATCGGCGCCGGCATGGCCGCCGCCGTGGAAGCCCTGTCGGGCAACGTCTCGGGGGCCAAGGTCATCATCGCCGAGCTCAAGGGCAGCCTCGTCCAACGGCTGGACGAGCTGGCCGAGTTCCACGACGCCCTGTTCGACCCCAAGCCGATCGAGCGACCTGCGCCAGCCGTGCGTCCCGATGGCTCCATCCTCGACCGGATCGGCAGCGCGGGCCGGCCCCGCGACAACACCACCGCACGCCTCGCCCTTGCCAAGGCCCAAGCCGACGCCGAGTTCAAACTGCTCAAGGATGCCCTCGAACGGCAGGGCCACGCGCTGGATCAGGCGCTGGACGACCGGCTGCTCTCGATCCGCGACTACTACGCGGCCAAGACCGATCTGGAGACACGCGAGATCGAGGCCGAGATCGCGCGCCTCCAGGGGCTGCTGGCCGAGCAACGGCGCCTGGCGGTCTCGGGCGCCGACGAAGGCGCCCAGCTGCGGGCTCGGGCCGAGGTCGCCAAGCTCGAATCGGAGCTCATCGTCCTCAACAACCGCCGCGCCGATGTCGAGGTTACGAACGCGCGCAAGGCAGCCGATGCCGAGCGTGAACTGGCCGACGCGCTGACACGGGCCCGCGAGGAACTAGCGCAGATCACGGGCCAATCCAGTGCCGCCGATCGTCAAACCGCGATCGAGCGCGGTTACCGAGATCTCAAGGCCCGATTGCTGGCCGAGAACGACGCCGAGGGCGTGTCGCTCATCGACCGGTTGATCGATGTCAAAGCCGCGCAAGCCAATCTGGCCGCGTTGGAAGCCGAGTGGCGGCTGGTGACCGAACGGCTTCGCAATGCGCAGGAGGCCATCCAGGTCCAGCAGCAGGCCGGGCTGCTCACCGAGGCGCAGGCACGCAAAGAGATCATCACCCTGCAGCAGCAATCGGCCGCCGAGATGGAGCGTCTGTTGCCGACCATGCAGCAGGCGGCACAGACCATTGGGCCGGATGCCGTCGTTCGGGTGCAGGCGTGGCGCAACGAGCTGGAGCGCACGAAGCTGGTCGTCGACGAACTGGCGCCGCTGTGGAACCGCATCGGCGAGGGCTTTGGCAGCGCGCTGAACGCGATGATCACCGGCGCGCAGACCTGGCGCGACGCGCTGTTCAGTCTGTTCCAGCAGATCAACCAGGCCTTCCTGCAGCAGCTCGTCATCCAGCCGTTCCAGCAGTGGATGGCCATGCAGGCGCGCATGCTGGCGGTCAAGCTCGGCCTCGTGCAGCAGGAACAGGCCATGGACGCCGCCGCCAGCGCCGCTGCCGTAGCACAGAAATCGGCGGAAACCACGGCGGTTGTTTCGATGGACGCCGCCAAGGCCGGTGCCGGTGCGGCGGCTTCGCAAGCCTCCATTCCCTATGTGGGACCGGCGCTCGCGGTGGCGGCCATGGTCGCCATGGTTGCGGCGGTGATGGCGCTGCTCGGCAACGTGAAGAAGTTCGCCTCGGGGGGCTTGGTCACCGGCCCGGGCACCTCGACCTCGGATTCGATCCCGGCGCGGTTGTCGGCCGGCGAGTTCGTCGTCAATGCCGCCGCCGTGAAGCGTCTGGGCGTCGGTTTTCTGCAGGCCATCAACGGCCTGTCTGCAGGTCCGCGCGTGCATGGCCCTGCGCTCGCCTTCGCGGCCGGGGGCCTGGTGCCCGACACCGCGCCGCAGGCGGCCGCGAACAACGCCGTGCGCATCGTCAACGTGATCGACCCGGCGATGGCCGCCGACTACCTGAACTCGTCCGCGGGCGAGAGAACCATCCTCAACATCCTGCAGCGCAACGCCGGCGCGGTGCGGCAGGTTCTGCGCTGAAGAACGGCTCATGGCTTACGAGATCGGTACCGCCAACAACCACGAAGATCTACTCGACCGGCTCATCGCCTTCCTCTCCACAGGGCTCGGCGCCGCCGAGAACTGGGAGGTGCTGCGCCACACCGGCGTCACCGACATCGACGCCAGTTCCTTCGTCGTGAGCTGGGAGCCCTGGACGGCCTTCAAGGGCCCGTACCACCAGCACGCCAACGGCTGGGCGACGGCGGTCGGCCAGGTCGCCGACTGCTGGCTGGCGTGGACGATGGTGCAACCGCTCGATATCGAGCGCCTGCGGCTGCTCGGCAGCGGCACCGCCAACCAGTCGCCACGCGACTTCACGCTGCAATGGTCGGACGACGGTATCAGCTGGTTCGACCGGAAGATCTTCACCGGCATCACCTGGGCGAACAACGAGACCAAGGAGTTCGCCATCGACGGCGCCTCGCCGGGCGCGAAGTCTCACTGGCGCATCTTCGTCGCGACCAACGGCGGCAACACGACCAGCACCGTGATCCGGCAGGTGATCCTGCCCGAGTGGCAGATCTACCAGGACTTCAACCATGCGCGGCGCCCCGCCGCCTGGCTGAAAGCGCCCGGCATGACCGGCTTCGACCCGTGCTACGTGAACCTCCAGCTCTACGATCGCCCGACCAACGACTACTACAACATCGCGGTGACGGGCTGCACCGGTTTCGTCGGCGCCGCCGACTTCGACAACCAGCCCGGCGCGCTCACGGCGATGGCCATCCCCTTGTGGAAAGGCCCGATCCCGTACTGGTTCGCGGGCAACGGACAGCGCGTGATCGTCGCGGCAAAGGTGGATACCGCCTACCTCTCCTGCTACGCCGGCAAGATGCTGCCGTTCGGCACGCCGAAGCAGTACCCGTATCCACTGCTGATCGGCGCGCCGCTGCCCACGGCCTCGGCGACGCGCTACTCGGACAGCGCGGTGAACCTGCCGTACAAGGGCAACCGCACGACGCTGAAGCTGCGCCGCAGCGACGGCGCCTGGATTCAGCCGCTGGCCTGGCCCTACTCGAAGAGCACCACCTTCCGCGACACCGGCGGTGCCTATCCGTTGCTGCCGATCACCCTCTACGACACCGCCAACACCTATGGGGTGCTCGACGGGGTCCATTTCATCACCGGCTTCGGCAACGCGGTCGAGAACACCGTGAGTGTCGGTGCGGAAACCCACGTCGTGCTGCAGGACGTGATCCGCAACGGCTTGAACGACTTCTTCGCCATGAGGGTCGCTTGATGGCCTACCAGACCGGCGTCATCACCTCCGCCGCCGACCTCGTGACCGTGGTCCGGGATTTCGCGGTCGCCAATGGCTGGAGCGCCAGCGGCGACATCCTGAACAAAGGCGCCAGCCATGTCCGCCTCACCGCCCCGAGCCTCTCCGAGGTGCGCATCGAGGGGGCCAGAGGCGGCAACTTCTCGGCGCCGGATCAATGCCCACGCCACGCGCGTATCTACAACACCAACTGGCCCGCCTCGGCGGTCTATCACCTCGTCGCCTTCGACAACCCCGACACCCTCTGGTGCACGATCAACTTCGCGGTCAACCGGCATCAGCACCTCGGCTTCGGGACGATGGAGAAGTACGGCGTCTGGGAAGGCGGCGACTGGTTCCACGGGCATCACACGACCAGCAACATCGACGCCAACTGCTTCGCGGTCGTCGACGGCAAGGGCCGCCCCTACTACAGCGCCTCCCCCAACAACTGCGCCTTGTTCTGGAGCCAACAGGACTATTCGCCCTGGGGAACCGCCAGCAACAACAAGTGCAGCTTCCTGCACTGCGAGTTGCGCGGTGAGGTCTGGCCGGCCACCGGTGCCACCAATGACGCCTCGGACCTGAACATCATCCACTGCCCGTCGATCCTCTCGCCGATCCAGAAGTACAACCCCAACGCCTTCAACGGGCAGACGGTGCTCACTCCGTTCCAGCTGTTCTTGCAGAACACGGACGGCCACTACATGAGCATCGGCCACCTCGGACACCTGCGCTTCGTCAGGCTCACGAACTACAACCCCGGCGACGTCATCGAGCTGGGGGCCGACCGCTGGAAGCTGTTTCCGTGGCACATCAAGGACGCCAACTATCCGGACGGCAAGGCACCCGCCTATAGCGACGGCAGCTTCAGCAGCGGCCTGCTCGGCATCGCCGTCCGCTACGACGGGCCGTGACCATGCCGAGTCTGACGGGCTTTGCCCCCACTCTTTTCCTGCAATGGACGCGAGACCACCTCAACGTCGTTCCCCTCGACCAACTGGGCGACGCGCTCTACGAGGAACGCCGCGCATCGGAGATCGCCGTAGGGTTGTCGGGCACGCTCACCGACCATGCGCCGGTGGAGACCCCGTCCCGGGTGATCGGCGGCTTCGGCATGCGGGGTTTCACCGAGGACTACTACTACCGGGTCCACATCCGGCCGCACCGTATCGACCTCGGCAACACCATGTCGGTGCAGACCCGCGAGGTCGAGGTCTGGAACGCCTGGCCCGTGGCCAACGCGCTTGCCATCATCGATGCGACCAACACCGAGGGGATGAGCCTATCGGGCCCGGCCGCTCCGCCGACCGCCTTCGGTCCGCTGGAGTCGCGCCTCTACGTGCTGTCGGTCACACCGAACGGACCGCCGGTCGTCAATGCCGCGTTCCGTTTCGAGTTCGACCTCGACGCGCCGATCCTGCGTGCACTGGGCCGGCGCATCGTGGGCTGGGTGTTCGCGCCGGACTGGAGTGAGCCGGTCATCGAGCGGCTGGAGTGGCTCACCGACGTGATGGAGTCCCACGCCGGCGTCGAGCAACGGGTCCGGGTGCGCGCCGCGCCTCGGCGCAGCCTAGAGTACCGCATCCTGCTCGGATCGGACCAAGCCCGGGTGCAGATGGAGAACCGCTTGGTCTCCTGGCAGGCCCGCGTGTACGGGCTGCCGGTGTGGATGGACGCCACGGTCAGTCCGACACCCATTCCTACCGGCAGCACTAGTCTATCGGTGCCCACCGCGCACAAAGACTTCGTCGCAGGCGGGATCGTCGGCCTCGTCCACGGGCTTGCCACCGAGTTCGCCGAGATCGAGGTCGTCGAGCCCGCAGGCCTGCTACTGAACGACCCGCTCGTCTCCGACTGGCCGGCGGGCACCAAGATCGTGCCGGTGCGCTCGGCGCGCGTGCAGAACGACTTGGGCCTGACTTGGCTGACCGACGCCATCACGGTCTCGCGTCCGCAGTTCCGGCTGGAGGACGACTGGCCGATCACGGCGGCCGCCGAACCCGAAACCCACCTCGGCCACCCGGTGCTACTGACGCCGCCCAACTGGGCCCAGGACGTGGAAGGCGACTTCGGCCGCAAGTGGCGCGAACTGGACTTCCTGACCGGCCGGCGCGTCATCGACGACCTGACCGGCGTATCGAACCTCGCGCGCACGCATCGATGGCTGCTGGTGGGGCGAGCTGCCATCGCGGCTTTCCGCGGCTGGCTGGCGGCCCGAGCCGGCAAGCTCAAGCCCTTCTGGCTGCCGAGCTTCCAGTCGGACCTGAAGGTGGTCGCACCGGTCGGCGGCACCGACGCCTTCCTGACCGTCGAGAACCGGGGTTATGCGGAGGGGCCGGCGGCGGCGGTCGGTCGCCGTGACCTACTGATCACCACCGCCTCGGGCGCGCGCTTTTTCCGTCGCATCACCGCCGCGTCCGAGATCGACGCGACGCGCGAGATGGTGGTGATCGACGGCGCGCTCGGCACGACGGTGCAGCCGCAAGAGTTCCAGCGCATCTCCTTTCTGCGGCTGGTGCGCCTGGACACCGATCACGTGGAGATCGCCCATGTCACCGACGAGGTGGCCGAGGTGGTGCTCCCGCTGCGAAGCCTGAGGGACGACCTGTGAGCTATTCGAGTCGGGAGATTTCCGTCGACGCCGCCAGTCCCGTCGAGCTCTACGAGTTCCGGAGCGGCTCCGGCGTCTGGCGTTACACCAGCGCCTCCGAGGACATCGTCTACGACGCCTTCACCTTCAGCTCCGTGCCGCTGGCGCGAAGCGGCATCGAGCAGACCAACGAGACGGGACGCGCGGGGCTGCGCGTCACGCTGCCCCAGGACGCGGACGTGGTTCAGGGCTTCGTCGCCACGCCGCCTTCGGAGGTCACGCTGCTGACCGTCCGCCGGCAGCATCGGCAGGACAACGAGACGGCGGTCGTCTGGATGGGGCGCGTGCTGAACGCCGAGTGGCGCGGCTCGGAGGTGGAGCTCAACTGCGAGCCGGTCTACACCAGCCTGCAGCGCACCGGGCTTCGCCGGCTCTACCAGCGCAACTGCCCGCACGTTCTCTACGGCGAATCCTGCCGGGCGAGCCCGATCACTCACCGCGTGCAGGGCGTGGCCTCAGGGATCAACGGCCCGGCCATCACCGTGGCCGCTGCAGCGGGTTTCCCCGCCGGGCATTTCGCCGGGGGCTACGCCACCTGGTCGGCCAGCGGCATCACCGAGAAACGGATGATCGTCGCCCACGCCGGCGACAGCGTGACGCTCTCGGCCGTGCCGCCTGGGCTCGTCGTGGGCGCCACGGTGATGCTCTACCCCGGCTGCGACCGCACCCTCGCGACCTGCGAGGCCAAGTTCGCCAACGGCGCCAACTTCGGCGGATTTCCCTTCATCCCGACGAAGAATCCCTTTGGTGGCAGCCCGATTTACTGAGTTCGATTCGCCGAGGTTTTTCCATGTGGGCAGCCATTGCCGTCCTGATCGTCAGCGTGCTGATTCAGTACGCCTTGCAACCCAAGCCGCCGCAGCCGCCGTCGGCCGAGCTGAAGGACATCGACGCCCCCACCGCCGACGAGGGGCGCCCCGTGCCCGTGGTGTTCGGCACCGTGCTGGTGAAAAGCGCCAACGTGGTCTGGTACGGCGACCTGCGCACCACGCCCATCAAGTCCAAGGGCGGCAAGAAATGACCGAACTGATCGTCACCCACGCCGACATGCGCGCGCTCGACTACTGCAATCGCGGCGCCCGGGAGTGGTTTGCCCGTCACCAGCTCGACTGGTCGCGCTTCATCGCCGAGGGCCTGCCCGCTGCGGATCTGCTCGCCACCGGCGATCACCTGGCGCAGGCGGTTGTCGAGGTCGCCAACCAACGGGGGAACGCGGGAGGCGCCGATGGGCAGTAGCAAAAAGCAAACGGTCGGCTACCGCTACTACCTCGGCATGCATCTGGCGATGTGCCACGGCCCGGTGGATGCCGTCACCGAGATCCAGGTCGGCGAGCGCCAGGCCTGGAGCGGCAGCCTCGCCGCCAGCGGACGGATCAACCTCAGTGCGCCGGAGCTCTTCGGCGGCGAGAAGCGCGAAGGCGGCGTGTCGGGCGCGGTCGATGTCGCCTTCGGTGAGGCGACGCAGGCTCCCAACGACTACCTGCAAGCCAAGGTCGGCAATCCGCAGCCGGCCTATCGCGGCATCCTCGGGCTGATCCTGCGCCAGGTCTACATCGCCGCCAACAACCCCTACATCAAGCCCTGGGCAATACGGGTCAAGCGCTGCTTCCGCGACTGGTACCCGACCAAGGCCGAGATCAACGGGGCGGCCAACCCGGCGCACATCCTCTACGAATGCCTCACTAACGCCGCCTGGGGCATGGGCTACCCGAGCGCCAGCATCGACGACGCCAGCTTCCGGGCAGCGGCGGACACGCTTGCCGCCGAAGGCTTCGGTCTCAACCTGATCTGGCTGCAGCAAAGCAAGATCGAGCAGTTCGTCCGCGAGGTGCTCGACCACATCGGCGGCGTGCTGACGACCTCGCCCTCGACCGGACGGTTCGTGCTCAAGCTCGTGCGCGCCGACTATGCGGTGGTGAGTCTCCCGGTGCTCGATCCGACCAACGTGATCGAGCTGGAGAGCTTCCAGCGCGCCGCCTGGGGCGAGACGACCAACGAGCTGGTGCTGGTCTACACCAAGCCGGACACCTTCAAGGACACCAGCATCACCGTGCAGGACCTGGCCAACATCCAGGCGCAGGGCGCGGTGGTGTCGCAGACGCGGCGCTACCCCGGCATCACCTCGGACAGTCTCGCCGCCCGAGTGGCCCTGCGGGATCTCGCGGCAGTATCCACGCCGCTCGCCAAGGTCCGCCTGAAGGTGAACCGCAAAGCCTGGAATTTGTACCCGGGCGATGTGTTCAAGCTGGTCTGGCCGCCGCTCGGCATCGAAGGACTCGTGATGCGCATCGCCGCCATCGACGGCGGCACGCTCACCCGAGGCGCGATCAGCATTGACGCCGTCGAGGATGTGTTCGGGCTGCCGGCGGCGAGCTACACCGCCCCGCAGCCGCCCGGCTGGGTCGACCCAGTGCCGGCGCCCTCGGCGGCCAACCCGCGCCGGCTCGTCGAGGCGCCGTACTGGGACATCGCCCGCACCATGAGCGCCTCGGAGCTCGCCTATCTGGACGCCACCGACTGCTTCCTGCAAACCCTCGGCGGACGCCCGGCATCCGGCGCGATCAACTACGAGCTCCACAGCAAGACCAGCTCGGCCTCGATCTACAACGAGCGCAGCCAGGGCGAGTTCGCGCCCCACGCCGTGCTCGCGTCCGACATCAACCAGGCGGTCACCAGCACGCTGACCTATCACAGCGAGGTGGACATCGATCTGGTCGCGGTGGGTAGCTACGCCTACCTCAACGACGAGGCGGTCGCGATCACGGCGATCAACACCAGTGCCAAGACCCTGACGGTCAACCGCGGCGTGCTCGACACCGTGCCCGTGGCGCATGCAGCCGGCAGCCGCATCTGGTTCGCGGACGGCTTCCAGGGGATCGATCCCACCGAGTACGCAGTCGGGGAAACGGTCAACGCGCGGCTGCTCACCGTCACCGGCAAGGGCACCCTGGCACTGGCCTCGGCACCGACCGATTCGCTGGCGATGAACCGCCGCCAGAACCGCCCCTATCCGCCCGGCAATCTGAGAATCAACGCGGCGGTCTATCCGGCCACGGTGAAGGGCGACCTCGCGATCAGCTGGTCGCACCGGGACCGCCTGAGCCAGACGGTCAGCTTCACTGCGCAGAGCGCCGGCAACATCGGCCCCGAATCCGGTGTGACCTACACGCTGCGGATCTATGGCGAATCCGGCAGCCTGCGCCGTACCTACAGCGGGCTGACCGGCACGAGCCAGACCTACACCCTGGCCAATGACGAGGCCGACTCCGGGCTCGGCCGCCCCAACGCGCAGCTGCGCATCGAACTCGAAGCGAACCGCTCGGGCGTGACGAGCCTGCAGAAGCACTCGGTGAGTTTCGAGCGCGCCGGCTACGGACTTCACTACGACAAGTACTACGGAGGCATCTGATGCCCGCAAGCACCGATCCGAACCTCGGCCTCAACTACGGCTGGAGCACCGGCGAGTCCGGCTGGGCCGCCGGCATGGACGCCAACCTCAAACGCCTCGGCGCGGTGGTGGGGCTGTCCGTGAAGGCCCGCGACCTCGCCACCCCACCGGCCAGCCCCGCGAACGGCGACCGCTACATCGTGCCGGCCGCAGCCACCGGCGCCTGGGCGGGCCGCACCGACCAGATCGCTGTGCGCATCGCGAGCGCCTGGGAATACCACGTCCCGAAAGTCGGCTGGGCCTGCTTCATTGAGGACGAGGACGTGCTCGCCGTCTACAAGCCCACCGGCTGGAGCGCGGGCATCCCCATCTGAATCACATCCCCATCCCACCGTCCCGAACCCGCCCGCGTGGCGGGTTTTTCGTTTCTGGAGACCGCCGATGACCGAAGAAGCCAAACCCGCCCTTGTCGAGAACATGGTCCTGCTGCGCCGCGAGGACTTCGAGGACCTGCTCGACTGCGCTGCCGAACGCGGCGCAAAACGCTGCCTCGCCCACCTGGGACTGGAGAACGGCAGCGCCGCGCGTGACATCCGCGAACTGCGCGATCTCCTCGACGCCTGGCGCGATGCCCGCCGCACCGCCTGGCAGACATTCGTGAAGGTGCTGACCACGGGCCTGCTGGCCGCGCTCCTCGTCGGCGCCGCGATCAAGTTCAAGCTCATGGGAGGCGCGCAATGA